TGCTTATGATGCAATGAACCCACACAAAAACGGAGGTAAGAAATAATGAGAGGACAGGTAATTGGAACAAGTATGACGCATGGATACGCAGGAGATTATTCCAGACAGCCGGATATGATTATTGATACACACCCACTCGGAGGCACTGACGCCGTAAAGTTTGGTACTCCCTTGGTATATGACAGTGACAGCAATGTAGTAGCTTTTGAAGCCAGTAATGTTGCCGCTGATTTTGTAGGAGTGGCTTCCAGGGAGTTTAAGTCCGCAACGTCTTATTTGTCCCAGTCCGCAGGACAGTATGAACCAGGAGAGGCTACCAGCACATTCAAGCGCGGTTGCATTAATGTGCTTTGTAATGTAGGCAGCCCGAAACTGGGCGGTAAAGTGTATGTTCGAACAGTAGCTAATGAAGCCATTCCAACGGGTGTTGTTGGTGGATTTGAAGCCTCAGCGGATACAGGAAAAACAGTGGCACTGACTAATTGTGAATGGCATGGAACAAAGGACGCCAATGGTGTAGCGGAAATCAGGATTTTATCCTGCAACAGAGCATAAGGAGGACAATTCAATATGAAATATCAGAATATGGGAACATTCGATGCGGGCGTAGTAACTGCTCCATCAACAGGAGCTGCGGCTCCACAGAAATTCCAGGCTATGGACGCGGCGGCAATCGCAACAGGCGGAGCATTCCTGCAGTCGGAGCTGGAAAAGAGAGATAATACGATCCGCCAGCCCCTTACCAGCTTTACCTATGGACGCGATCTGCCTGTCCGCGTAGGTGGTGGCTGGGCGGAATACGTTTCAGCAATGAACGTGGAATATGGAGTAGCCGGAGGCAGTGAGGACGGTCCAGTCCATGCGGGAGGAGCCAATGGTATCCCAATGGTTCAGGCTAATTTTGACAAGGAACTTTTCAAGACCCATATCTTTTCTGTTGGTATGAGAATCGGATTTGTCGACATGCAGCGCGGCAATATGACCGGGCGGAGTTATGAGAGTATTTTAAGAGATGGAATTCGAATGACTTATGATAAGCACATGGATGCGAATGCTTACGTGGGCATCAAAAAGTATGGATCTACCGGTCTTATTAACAATCCGAACGTAACAACGGCAGGAGCGGCGGCTACTGGTACCGGCAGCCTGACGACATTTAAGAGTAAGACACCAAACCAGATTTTGCAGGATATTAACGATGCCATTCTTGCAGTATGGGCAACGGCTGAATATGACAGAAGTGCCATCCCAAATCATATCCTGATGCCTTATGAACAGTTTAACTACCTTGCGACAACCAGGGTGTCTGATCTGGCAGAAAAGACAATTCTTACCTTCCTGTTGGAGAATAACGTTTCCAAACAAAACGGGGTTGATCTTTTTATCGGCGCCGCTTCATGGTGTAAAGGTGCCGGTTCAGGTAGCACTGATCGAATGGTTGTCTACATTAACGAGGAACGTTACATTGCTATGGACGAACTGGTACCTCTTAACCGTGCCATGACTCAGACCAATGCAACCAACCTCTGCTATGATACAGCATACCTTGCCAACCTGTCCGAAGTGCAGATGTTTTACGAGAACATCATGCGCTACGTCGACGGAATTTAAGGGGGATTCGCTATGTTTATAAACAGTAAAAAGAACTTTGAAATCTGCGAGGGAGAACAGAAACTTATTATCCCTCGCGATTTTATTGGAGAGATACCGGACTGGGCTGCCAAGCACTGGCTGGTACAGGCAGCGATAAAAGACGGATCTATTGCTACTCCTCAGAGTACTGCAGATAAGTCGCTGGAACAGGCTGATAAATCAGCCAGGAAAAAGGCAGATGCCGCAGACAAGCGAGAAGATAGTGCAACTGCTGAAACATCGGAATAAGGAGGGAATGGCATGCCTGAGCAGTTTCAGGGTTTAATATCCGCAGCGGCCAACATACCGCAGCCCGGTGAGGTTGGATCCTATACAAAGGAAATGTTCCTGACAGATTTTCCTCAGTTCACAAAAAAACAGGTCAGCCAGGGAGAAGAAGCGAACCAGATCATAAGTCTGGTTCCTGATCCCATGCTTCAGGTATTCATCAACAATGCAAATGCCAGTATTTTACCCAGCCGATACTGCGAGATCTGGAGATATGCAGCCGGCCTTTATGTAGCTCACTTCTCCGCACTGTATTTAAAAACATACTCTGAAGGATCTACTACTCCAGCCAGAGCAGCGGCAACCGGTCAACAGACAGGACTTGTGAAAGAAGCCACCATGGGTGACACAACTGTCAGTTATGACAATGAGGCCATCACGGAAGCAAGCGCAAAGTGGGGAGCCTGGAATGCAACCCAGTATGGACAGCAGCTGGTGACCATGGCTCGTACGATCGGAATGGGTGGTATGTATGTTATTTGATGATGATTGGTATACGGATTCCATGAGTATTTCCAGGAATATCCCTTATAAGGTTGGCAATGTTGATAAAAAGAAACGGGAGGAGCTTTACCGTGGTATCCCCTGCCGTATCTATAGCGCAAAAAGAAATGGTCCTTCATGGAAGGATACGGCTGCCACGGCTACGGCGACGGATAAAGTGGCCTGTGATGTGTCGGTGGATTTAAAAGCCGGCGATATGCTCATGATTGTGCGCGGTGGGCGATTGGGAAGCAACCGGGATCCAGAACGTTACTTCGCTGGACTTCCGCAGCCTTATTATGATCCGGTTGGCGGAATGCTTTCCGGATTGGAGCATCAAGAAGCCGTCCTGTCAATGGACGAAGTGATTAAGTAGGGAGGGATTCAGATGTCAACCTTTGGTCAGGCAACCAGGAAGCGCCTGGAGCAACTCCGGAAGCAAGGGCAGAATGTGCCGAAAATCATGGTAGAGGTTATGGAGGGAGCCACGGACGCAGCAGTAGAACGGGCTACGGAGCTCACGCCTCCTCACGATGCCGGGATTTCTGGAGTAAATACGCGAGATGGAGGACTAGCACAACACTGGGCGGTAGACAGTATAACGAAGCCAATTGTGACAGGAGGAAGCGTGCGGACTACTCTTGCAAATAACCTGCAGCATGCATCTTATGTAAATGATGGCCACAATATGAATGAGCATTATGTCCCTGGTCTTCATATCGACAGTGTGGGAGGGGGTATTTTCTTTGATGCTGATAAGAAAGGCGGAATTGTGGTAGGAACCCAAACAAAGTACATAAAAGGCAAATACATGAAGCAAGCAGCAATAGGACGATACAAAAATGTAGTGAAAATGGAACTCGATAAGCGGATAAGGGAGAATTTCAAATGACATTCACAATTGGAAAGTTGTTAGATTCTATCTGCGGAGCGCTGAAAGAAAGCTATCCGGATATCCCGACGTATAGCAATCCTAATAAACAGGGGACGTCAGTTCCTTGCTTTTTTATATTTTTCATGCCTACGGATACGGAGAACCGGATAGGACGCCGATTTATGCGGAACATCGGCATAGATATCGTCTATCAGGTAGAAAACAGCGATCCCGACGTTTACGATCAGCTGGTATCCGTTGCTGATCAGCTGGACTACGCCCTGGAGTTTATTTCTTGTGAGGACGTAAAACTACGAACTTATGACCGGGAATGGAAGATTGATGAAGATGAGATGCACTATCAATTTACAGTAAAAGCAGTGGTGTCTTATCCGGATGATACCCCACAAATTGAGTCTATAGAATCATATGAAGGAGGAGTGAAAGGTGGAAGAGACAGTTAACACCGATAAAACAGAAAAGAAAGTAGCAAAGTATAAAACAGAATCCCTTCTTGCAAGTAAAGCACTGGCCGGATATCAGCCGGATTTTGTAAAAGTCCTGCTGACTGAACCGGAGTATACCTTGGAAGAAGCAAGAGGGATTTTAGATAAATTTTTCGGAAAGAAGGAGGTAAGTTAAATGGCCGGAGGGACTTGGACCAGTCAAAATAAAAAACAGCCTGGTGTTTACATTAATGTAAAGTCAAGCATGGCACAGGCTGTCAGCGTGGGGAATCGGGGCGTTGTTGCAATCTGCGAGCCTTTATCATGGGGACCAGAGGGAAAGATCTTGACCATAAATGCCGGTGATGATTACACCTCGCACATCGGATATGATTCTACCAACGATAAAGCATTGTTTTTAAGAGAGATTTTCAAGGGGAGTGATCGCACTGCCGGTCCGGTAAAGGTATTACTTTATCGCCCCAACGCCACAGGTGCCGCTAAGGCAACCGCTACCATCGCGCCGCTTACAATTACTGCAAAATATAACGGCGTGCGGGGAAATGACATTTCCATCGCCGTTGTTGCAGATCCTGACAATGAAGGGAGTTTCACCGTTCAAACCATAGTTGATGGAACCGTAAAGGATACTCAGACTGGTAAGGTTGTTGCAGATTTGACCGAAAATGACTGGGTTGTATTTTCCGGGACTGGAGATTTATCGGCCAGTGCTGGAACGGCTCTTACCGGAGGAAGCAACGGAACGGTAAGCAGTGCCGCGTATTCCACGTTCCTAACAGCTTTAGAGCCTTACACATTCAATGTATTAATTTATGATGGATCTGACTCTACTGTACAGGCTGCCTTTGTGGCTTTCATCAAACGCATGCGTGATAATATAGGCAAGAAGTGTCAGGTGGTCATGGCGATCGTTGAGAGCAATTCCGAGGCGGTCATTTCTGTTAAAAACGGAGTAATCCTTTCTGATGGAACTATCCTTACCCCACAGCAGACAACCTGGTGGGTCGGTGGAGCGGAGGCAGGAGCGAACTACAGTGAATCCCTGGTATATGGACAGTATCCAGACGCTGAAAATGTCTCTCCCCGCTTGACTTCTTCTGAAATTGACGAAGCTCTCGAAAAAGGTCAGATTGTATTCTTTGAAGAGTTTGGATCAGTAAAGGTCATGTCCGATATCAATACCCTGACGACATTCACCACGGACAAGGGAGAGGCGTTCAGCTTAAATCAGGTGATTCGGATCGTGGACACTGTCGCAAATGACATCTATGAGAACTTTTCCGAGAACTATATCGGAAAGACGCAAAACAATGCAACCGGCAGAGATTTGCTAAAAGCCTGGATCGTGGGATATTTGAATGAAATTCAGGCAAACAGCGGCATTCAAAACTTCGAATCCGATGATGTAACAGTAGAAGCCGGAAATGCGCTGAATGCAGTTGTAATAACCCTGGCAATTCAGCCGGTGGCAGCGGTAGAAAAGATTTATATTACAGCAACCCTGACAGACTAAAGGAGGTAGATTATGAGCTTTTTATTGGAGCGTGACGCCTTAAATGGAAAAGCCGGTCGAGCTTTTGCCGTGATTGACGGACGCAATGTGGAAATGTTCGGATTAAAGAAAATTCAGGCGGATGCAGAATTTCAGGAATCAGATTTTAAGGTGGTCGGTACTAATCTGGTGCAGAAAAAAACATCGGGTGTAACGCTCACGGGTTCTGCTACGGTATATTATGGAACTCCGGAATTTTTAAACATGCTAAAAACTTATTTAAAGTCGGGAGCGCTTCCGTACTTTACAATTCAGATTACCAACGAAGACGAAGGTAGCTCCGTCGGAAGCCAGACAGTGGCTCTTTACAATGTGAAGTTGCAGAAGCTACCTATTGCCATTCTGGACGCTGATACAGAGTTTTTGACTATGGATATTTCGTTCAGCTTCACAAATGTTGAAATTCTTAATGCATTCACAGCCCCGACCCAGTTGGGAGAATAGGAGAAAGTTATGAGTAAATTAAAAGCATTTTTACAGCCGTCAGTAGCGGGAGAAACTAAAGAGGTTATTATCTCAGAACGTTTCAAAGATGAAAAAGGAAAGCCCGTACCTTTCGTTATTAAAGCAATTTCACAGAAGGAAAATGAGAAGATCGCCAAAATGAGCCGAGAGACGGTTAAAATGAATGGAACTCCGGTTGAAAAGCTTAATCATTTTCTTTACACAAAAAGGCTTATTCATGCCTGCGTACAAGAACCGGATTTTAGCGATCAGGAAATCTGCAAGTATTATGGCACAGAGGATCCGCTGGAGGTACCTTCCCAGATGCTTAGTATTGGAGAGTACAACCGCCTGTCAGAAGCAATCCTGGAGTTAAATGGAATGAAAGATCCGGATGACAAGCTGGAAGAAGCAAAAAACTCCTAAACGGGGGAGATATGGACGTGCAGCTGGCATATTACATGTTTGTCAATCACGGCCGCTTCCCCGGAGAAATCGTAGAACTTCCGGAAAACGAAAAAATATTGTTGTTTCAGATGGCAGTAAAAGAGATCAATAGCAGACCCAAGAAGTAAGAGGAGGAACTATGGGAGAGATAAGGGAAGAGTTTATACTTAGTGATCAGTTCAGCGCATCTTTTTCCAAGTTCCTCGAACTTGGGAATTCTTCGGTACAGCAAATGAGTCGAATTGATCAATCAGTTGCAAGGACAGAAATGACAATGCGCCGATCTATTGGCGGAGCTACAGGGGCTGTTATAGCGAATATGAGACAGATCGGCGAATCAGCCAACGAAATCTCTTCTTCTGGTTTTGATCGACTGGAAGCACAATTAATCAAAATAGCAAATAATACCTCTAAAGCCGCCAGAGAGCAGGAAAATCACAATCAGAAAGTAAAGGAAACAAACAATTCGGCAGGGAATCTGCTTACCACTGTAAAAAAAGTGGTTTCGGCCGCTGCGGCGTTTAAGATGGGAAAAGATGTACTTAATTTGTCTGATGAAATGACACAGACTTCCGCTCGAATTAATCTGATGAATAAAGGGTTTCAACGTTCAGCGGCTAAATCGTCCGGCGGCGGTCAGGAAATTGATATGAACAACAGCCTCCAGGAGACGGAAAGAATCCAGGAGGCTATATTCCGATCTGCGCAGAGAACCAGAACAAGCTACCTTGCCACCGCGGATGTGGTAGCAAAGATGGGGCAACGAGCGGGGGACGCCTTTTCCGGCAGTGATGAAGTGGTGGCTTTCGTTGAAAATTTAAACAAGCAGTTTATTATAGCCGGTGCCAGTCAGCAGGAAATATCCTCAGCGTCGCTTCAGCTCACCCAGGCGCTCGGATCTGGGGTACTACGCGGCGAGGAATTGAACGCAGTGTTCGAAGCAGCACCAAATGTAATCCAGACTATAGCCGATTATCTTAATGTACCCATCGGAAAAATTCGTGAAATGGCATCAGACGGAGAGATTACGGCGGATATTGTAAAAAATGCGATGCTCGGGGCTACTGATACGATAAATCAGAATTTTGCATCCATGCCTATGACTTATCAACAGGTATGGACTGCTATCTCTAATTCTCTGCTCCAGGCGTTTCAGCCGGTTATTCAGGCGATTGGAGAAGGTGCAACTTTTATTTATGAGCACTGGTCTTCGATAGCTCCTGTATTTTACGGACTTGCAGCTGGGATATTTGCAGCAGCGGCGGCTTGGGGTATATACACTGTGTTTCAGTGGGCAGCAACAGGAGCAGCAGCAACCTTTTTTACAACCTTACTATCCAATCCGCTGACATATATTTTTATGATAGTTGCTGCCATAGTCGCCCAGATATACAGATGGGTGCAATCGGTAGGAGGTATTCAGGTAGCTTGGTTAATTTGTGTAAACACAGTTCTGACGCAGGCAGATCGGTTAAAGTTAGGCTTCATGGCAGTGTGGACCATGATAAAAAGCGGGACGCTGGACGCTGCCTTTGCGTTTGACTCATTCCGGGTAAAGGTACTTGATTCTCTTGGAAATATGAAAGTAAAAGCGCTGACAATTTTACAGGATCTTGTAAATGGAGCCATTGACCGGGTTAATAAGCTGATCGGAATGGCCAACAATATCCCCGGCGTGTCTATTGACTTGATTGATCACGTAGAATTTGCGACTGGCGCGGCAGTTGAAGAACAGGTGAAACAGCAGCAGCGAGCAGCGGAGCTTGAAAGGAAGCAGGAGGTAATTTCAGGAGCTAAGGCTCAATGGAAAAATGAATATGAAGCAGCAGAACGTGCAGCTGATGATGCAAGAATGCAGCGTCAGGCAGCAATTGAGACGGCTAAAGCAGAAGCGGCCAGAAAAGCTGCAGGAGACGAATTTCAGGCCGGGGCCGGCAGTAGTAATATCGAAACCGTTGAAAAAGTCGGCAGTGTTGGCAAAATAGAGGAAGATGTAAATATCGCCGATGAAAATATAAAACTTCTCAGAGATCTGTCAGAGCGGCAGTATGTTGCCTTGGTTAACCTGACTGTGCCGCAGACAAATCTTTCAGTCAGTCAAAATGTCGCAGGAGGTGCAGGATCCGATATTGATGCCGTGCTCGGTGCTTTAAACAATGTTTTGGGAACTCAACACGCTTCCAGTAGCAATGTTGTTACAGGATAGGAGGTTTTATGCGAAACAAATATAAGTTTTTTGCTGATATGGGAGGGAATACCATAGAATTCCCTGTTAATCCAAAAGAATACACAATCTCTTATCCTTCAGATAATAAAACTTACAATGTATTAGATATAGGAGAAATTGTAATTCCCAGGTTACCTTCCTTAATAGAGGTGTCATGGGAATCATATTTCCCTGGCAATAGCAATGATCCGCTGATTTATGGACATGACTGGACAGATCCGGAGGATTACGTGGAAGCGATCATTGATGCCAGGGACAATCAGGAAGTATGTGACCTCGTTATAAGCAGGTACAACGCCAGAGGCAGCAAGATGTTTGATACGAATATCAGCGCAGTAATAGATAGCTTCGAAACTACGGAAAAGGGTGGAGAGGCCGGAGACGTGTACTACAAGATTAAATTCAAGGAGTACCGGAACTATTCTCCGATCAAGGTATCTCTGTCAGAAACAACTACAGCAGACACAGTGCAGATCGACGATGAGTCAAGACCTTTGTCTTCCACCCCGGAGTTACGCGTGGGCGCCACAGTCATTGCAAATGGCACCTACTACAGCAGCAGCTATGGTGACAAACCGACTGGTACGGCAAATAACTTGTCGACAACAGTATCAAGGATTATCCCGGACGCTTCCAGGCCTTATCCGATCCTGATCGGTGGAAGCCGTGGCTGGATCAAGGCAGATCAACTGCAGGTGACCGGATGAGCTATAAACTTTTAATTTTCAATGCTGAGTCTAATACAATGTATGATTACGCCCCAATTGTGCAAAAAGTTGATTACACCACAAATAGAAATGGTAGTGCGGGCAAATTGACATTCTCTTTCATACAGAAAAAGGCAATTAATTTGACAGAAGGAGCAAAGGTACAATTTTACGTGGATGGATCAGAAATTTTCCTGGGTTTTGTTTTTGTGACGGAGCAGGATCGCGAGGGTATTGTTTCTGTTACCGCTTATGATCAGCTCAGATATTTAAAATCTTCTGCCAGTTACAGTTTCGAAGGGAATAAGCTGGGTGAGATCATACAGCAAATTGCTACAGATATGCAGCTGCAGGTTGGAACTCTGGAAGATACAGGGTATATTATTCCCACTCTTACCAAGGAAAGCACAGAATGTCTGGATATTATAGAGTACGGACTGCAATTGACACAGTACAATACAGGCAGGACCTTTGTTTTTTATGATAATTTTGGTAAGTTATGTCTGACAGAAGCTAAAAACTTAATGTCCGATGTCGTTATTGGGAATGGCAGCATTATAACGGATTATACTTATAAATCAGATATAGACTCAGATACTTATAATCAGGTAAAACTTGTTCGTCCCAATAAAGAGACTGGTCAGGGAGATACCTATACCTTTAGTGATAGCACCACAATAAATAAGTGGGGGCTCCTGCAGAAGTATGAAAAAGTAGATGAAAATCTCAATGAAGCGCAGATTAATGAACAAGGAAATATCATGATGGCTTACTATGACAGAGTACTTAAGACAATATCGGTTGATGGCGTCGGAGGAGCTCCGGGGATTAAGGCAGGATCAATGGCAAAATTTAAGATTAAGGATGTCCCTGAGCTTTCCAGTGGTCTTTTCCTTCTGCTGGATAAAGTAAAGCATACTTTTTCTAATGGGGAACACACCATGAGTCTTGAAGCAAAAATCTTAAATATATAGGAGACAGGAATGGAATTAATACAAACAATAAAGTCAATTGTTATTGATACGGTAAAAGCTATGGATCCGCTGGATACCGGGTATGCTACTGTAGTTTCAACATCTCCTCTGACACTTAAAATACAGGCTACGCAGCTATCTGTTAAAGAGCCAGTGGCAGTTCTGACAGATAATGTGCGGTACCGGGCTGTTACCGTTCAGGGAGAGACTGTAGTTATTAATCCCGGCTTAGCAGCTGGTGATAAGATTCTTTACCTAAAAGCAAATTCAGGACAGAATTACATTATAATGTCGAAAGTGTAGGTGATGATATGTCAACTCTTCCGGATTCTGCAAATACTGAAATTTACGGAGGTAGTAGCGTGGAGTATGTAACTGATACATACCTGGTTGATAAAAGCACCGGTACTGTAAAAAAGGTAGGTGGCGGCTTGGAAGCAATGAAACAGGCTGCCGAGATCATATTGAGCGTAGAGCGATACCAGAATCAGATCTATACCTCTAATTTTGGCAGAGAGTTAAAAAAATTGGTGGGTAAGCCTCCGGAATACGTAACAAGCATGTTAATAAGACGGATCCAGGAGGCTTTTTCTGTGGACTCTAGGTTTCTATCAGTAGAAAACTTTTCCTTTGATACAACAGCTTTAGGATCTATGAAATGCACTTTTGATGTAAAAACCGTGTACGGAACAGTTTCCAGGGAGGTGGAAGTTTGATTGATTTTAGCAATAAGACCTACGCGAACATATTGGCGGCGCAGTTGAACCGCGTTCCTGATACGATAGATAAGAGAGAGGGATCCATGATCCAAACTGCACTTGGTCCTGAGAGCTGGTATCTTGAGGGGTTATATCTCGATCTGGATTCTGTGCAGGAAAATGCTTACGCTGAAACCGCGGGCGGAGATTTTCTTGATATGCTGGTGGCAGAACGGGGAGTCGAAAGAAAGACTGCTACCAATGCAGTGAAAAAAGGTGTATTTAACAGAACGGTTTCCGTAGGCTCCCGTTTTTCTGCGCTAACTGGAAGCGGTTATCTGACATATCAGGTTACGGAATTTATCGCGCAGACAGATGCCGGATATACATATAAAATGCAGTGTGAAACTACCGGAGAAATCGGAAACAATTATACCGGCCAGCTTATAGCCATTGATTACGTAACAGGGTTGACTTCTGCAGAACTTACAGAACTTCTTACCGCAGGAACCGAGGAGGAAACCGACGATTCACTGAGAGAACGGTATCTTGCAACCTTTGACGTCGCTTCTTTTGGCGGGAACATTGCTTCCTACCGGAATGCTATCCTTGCTATTGATGGTGTAGGAGCCGTACAGATATACCCTGCATGGCAAGGCGGAGGAACGGTACTCTGCAGCATCTTAAATGGTAATTTAAACCCTGCAGGAAGTGAATTAGTCAATACTGTACAGAATGCCATCTGTCCTCCGGAGGACGGTGAAACAGAACCTTCTGCCAATGGCTATGGAATGGCGCCGATCGGAGCAGTAGTTACTATAGGAACCGGGACAGAACTGGTACTTGATATATCGCTTACGGTTCAGTTTCTGGCTACAGTTCAAAATGGGGAAACGGCTTATAAGAGTCAGATCGAGGAAAAGATAGAATCTTACCTTGAAACCGTCCGGCAGTCCTGGGGAACAATGCTGAAAAGCCAGAAAATAGAATATGCTGTGACCGTATATATTTCCAGGATTATCTATGCGATCCTAGATATTTCTGAGATCGTTAATGTAACTGACGTAACAATCAATGGCTCTGCATCTGATGTGAGTTGCGTGGAAAGCTCTTCTCTGCAACAGGTGCCGATATTGGGGACGGTGACGATTAATGGCGGTTGACTTGACAATACTTCTTCCTGAGTGGTTTCAAGAAGTAACGGAGTTTAATGAACTGATTGCAACGGAAGAAACTGAACTCGAAGAAGCTGAAAGCAATCTAAAGTCTGTAAGAAATAACTGCTATATTCAGACGGCTGACGAAGCCACAATTCTGCTTTATGAAAAGCGCTTTGGAATTTCGTATCAGGGAGAAACTTTAGAATATCGAAGAAGCCGGATCATGCAAAGGTATAATACCGTTGTCCCTTTTACGATCGGATTGCTGAAAGATCGATTGACAGAGCTTTACGGATCTGATGGTTACGAGATTTCGGTTGACGGGATAAATTGCTTGATTACAATTAGGATTACCTCGGACCGGTATGGAGCGGTCAATTTACTATATGATCTGTTATGGGATATTCTGCCGGCGCACATGCAGATAATAGCCAGCCAGGTTAATACAAAGAGTATAAAAGGAGTCTTTTCCACAGGGGCGACAATAAGCAGCACGAAGGTAATAACAATATAAGGAGGTTTTATGGGACAGTATAATAAAGCAGTCTTAACCACAGCTGGTGAAAACTTGATTGCGCAAGCTCTGGCCGGAGAAATTCAGCTGAACATCACTAAGGTGAAGACATCAAACTACGCATATCCCAACAGCACGGACTTTAAATCCCTTACAGATATGCAGGGAGTGAAACAAACGGTTTCCGATCCGGTAACGGCTGTTTACAGCGATACAATGATCCAGACCAGGGCACTATTTAGTAATGAAGAAATTGCGTCTACCTACTACATACACAACATTGGCTTGTATGCCATGGACGGGACCCAAGAGGTCCTTTTTTGTATTGTAACAGCAGAGACTCCAGATGAGATGCCGCAATACAATGGAGTGGCTTCCACTTCTTACATTTATAACATTCAGAATGTAGTCCAGGATGCCGCTGAACTTAATATTACCGTGAATCCTTCTGGAACGGCTACAATTCAGGACGTACTGGAAAGGGTAGATTCCACCGGAGGAGATATCTCAGAAACCATCATTGAAACCCTGGAAGCCACAGAGGAGAAGTATCCGATCCCGGCTGTAGGCGAAACGGTGTCAGTCTTCGCTGGAAAGATCCAGGCTTTTTTTGAAAATACCAAGCCCCTTGAAACAGACACATCTTACTATGTAGCAACCACCGGATCAGATACAACAGGAGACGGTAGTATATCAAGTCCATATGCCAGTATTACAAAGGCATTGAGCGTAGTACCAAAGGACTTAGGCGGATATACTGTCACTATAAACGTGGCTGATGGCACATATAATGAGGATATTACTATAAGCGGTTTCAATAATGGGTATCTTACATTACGCCGACAGGGAGATTTGGAACTAAATTCACTATGTAATGTTAACAAGATTACAGTAAATTATTGTGATTCTGTGTCAGTAGGTAGTTTTAATCTTACCTCTGAGAATACTGAAAGTGTATATGTAAATAGATGTAAGTTTGTACTTGTTAATTTCTGTCAATCTATTGCAAGTGCACCTAGTAGTCCATCATTTAGTTTTGATTATACACCCGTTGTTAGAATCACTGGTTGCCGCTCTCTAAATCATAGTATTTGTCTGAGGGCATTTGAATCTTATATATATTCGGCTGATTGGTCGAGTGACAGTATTGGAGATCTGTATGGAATTCAATCAGGCGGAGGTGGTAAGGTTTCAAAGGGAAACTTATTTCAGCCAATGGGTATGAGTAATAATGAGTATTACCTCAATAGTTCGATAATTGTTAGTGCCTTTGGTGCTAATATTGGTACATTAAGATATGATCTAACTATATACGTAGCAACCACTGGATCTGATACAACTGGGGACGGTACAAGTGATAAGCCTTTTGCAACTATACAATATGCTGTGGATATCATACCAAAGGATCTGGGTGGACGTACCGCAAATGTTATAATTGCTGATGGAACATACAATGAAACAGTTTATATATTTGGATACTATGGTGGCATTATAAATATCCAAAGCAGTAATATAGATTCATTAAGCACCGTATGCAAGATATCTGGCATATACATAAAGGACTGTGCCGCAAGAGTGCAACTATGGGGATTATATCTCACAAGAACTGATGGACCATCTTTCTTGGCGACAAGTTGTACCATGGTATACGTCAAAGCTTGTCAGGCGATTGAAACAGCCGCAAGCCAATATGGTTTTGACATAGTATATTCAAGAGCATATTTGGTAGGTTGTAAGGTACAGAATAGAAGTATAGGTTTGCGTTCTTATAGTTCAGACGTATCATCTCAAAATTGGGATAGTTCAAGCACAGGAAATGCATACGGGATTGCTGCTGATACTGGCACAATACGACAATATGGTACTCAACCTTATGGGACTTCCAAAGACAAGTATCAAACAAATGGTGGAGTAATTACAAATTACAATGGTACACAGATATCAGATATTATATCATCTGGTCTATCATGCACCTGGGGAACTATTACCGGAGGGTATATAAGACATGGCAATGCAGCGGGTGGCGCCGCAATGATAACTATATGTGTTCAGGTTGTTACTACTGTTGCATTATCAGCCAGTACAGAATATACAATCAGTGGTTTTCCGAGTTCAAATACTCCAACAGATTTGGCTGTTGCGAGCAATTCAGCACCAACTACTCATAGTTGGTTTAGGCATTCCAGTGGTCAAATTGTTATGGTACTGACAACCGCCTTGGGAGTCGGTGGAATCAAACAATTTAATATAACATATCTAACAAACTCATAAGGAGGAATTAACATGAATCAAGAAACAATCAAAGTGGGCGAAACAACCTACAACATTGCAAACGGCAGCTGCAGTCTACACCTGTCAGACGGTGGAGTGGCATCGGTAGCCATTATTATCGAATCAAATATAATCAACGATATCCACAGCAACCTTTCTGCGAATAGCACCATAACAAAATACACAGCCGAAGGCACAGAAGAGTGGCAGCGGAGCGATCTGGTCTATACCGGGGAAGTGAAATTAAAAAATGACTTCCCAGTGGGGATTGAGCAGACGCAGACAGGAACCGATGCGGACGGCAATCCCGTATACAGCAACGTGGAAGCCCTGGCAGATGTGGCAATCGTTGAGTACAGGACTCCAAACATTCAGGATAAAGTAAAATCACTGGAGGAGCAAAATAACGATTTAAGCGCCCAGGTAGCCTATTTGCAGATGATGTCTGGCATAACAGAGGAGGTGTGACTATGAGTAAAAACTTTGAAAAGGTAAAGAGATTTTATGATGCCAAATTATGGCCACTAAGCTGGGTGGTTAATGCAGTAGATAAATGGATCACGGCGGCTGAGTATCAGGAGATCACCGGCAATGAGTATAAAAGTAAGGAGGCATAAGCGTTTAGTATGGATATGTTTAATATAATTGAATACCTTCGGCAGTTATTTAAAAATCATGTCCTGGTTGCTATTTCCGCAGCTGGGGCATTTTTATATAGTTGGATCCTGCCTGCGCCGGAATATAAAATTGGGGCTTTTGCAGTCCTTGGGGCTATGCTTGTGGACTTGTGGTCTAAGCTGTACTCTATCAAGCGGAAGGGGGGCGGGTGGAGGAAAGCTATATTCAGTCATTCCATTAATAGCGCTTCGTTTCTGCGTGGAACCATCGATAAGTTGATTATCTTTGGCGTAATGACTATTATCTGCGGACTGGCCTATCACATTTCCCTTATATCAAGTATTGCTGTCTGGTTCACACAGATGGTGTACATACTTATGTTTTTAAGAGATGCGCTCTCAATCGTGGAAAACCTCACAGATTCCGGTGTAAAGGGGCTTGGGATTTTTAAGAAACTTCTTAAACTGAAAATAAAAGATTATGTAAAAGACCCGGAGCTGCAGGAGAGCATAGATGAGTTTTTAGAGGGAGAGCAGGATCAGGAACAGGAGAAACCAAAAGAATCGGATAAGTCCCAATATCCGCAGCCTGAACCGGTCAAGGCACCGGAAGCACCGAAACCAGAAGTCACACCGGAACCAAAGGAGCCGGTTGGACCCATAGAACCTATCAATCCAGAACCTAAAAAGGAGGAATTTAAATTATGACACAGTTTTTTGACATTGCAACACTCATTTCTGCAGTAGCGGTATTGGTTGCCCTGGTAAACATCATCACCCAGGTATTAAAGGGATCGTTTGACAATCTTCCCACGTCCCTGCTGGCTATCATCATTTCCATGATTGTAACGCTTGTAGGATTCTTCATGTACTGTGCGATCAAGGATATATCCGTTACATGGTATTACATAACGGGAGCAATCGCAGTAGGCTTTATGGTAGCCTATGCTGCCATGTTCGGCTTCGATAAGCTGAAAGAGATCCTGAAGGGGTTAGAATCAAACGAATAATCTGTTGCGACCGTCGCAATAGTTGTGATATTACAACTTTAGGGGCCTGGGATATCCTGGTCCCTTTTTCGATTGGAGGAAATCAATATGCAAATAAAACAGTATCTTACATCGTATAACCATAATTCCGGTACTGTGGACCGTATCAAATACATTGTAATTCATTATGTGGGAGCACTGGGAGGAGCAGAGGCGAACTGTAAATATTATGCAGAAGCAGACCGGAGCGCATCAGCTCATTACTATGTGGATTTTGATGGATCAGTCTGGCAGTCCGTAGAGGATAAAAATATTGCCTGGCACTGCGGAGCAAAATCATATGTCCATGCAGAGTGCCGGAATGCAAACAGCATAGGCATTGAAATGTGCGTGAGGAATAAAGGTGATCAGTCCAGCACAAGCAAAGACTGGTACTTTGAGGATGCAACGGTGCAGACGGCCATTACACTGACAAAGGAGCTTATGGCGAAGTACGGCATTGCTGCAGATCATGTGATACGGCATTATGATGTGACCGGGAAGATCTGTCCGAATCCTTACGTTTATAATCACACCGACCATACATGGGAAGCATTCAAGGCGGCACTGGTGACAGAAGAAAAGAAATCAGGCTGGGTGCAGGTTACAGACGGGTGGATGTATTACAACGGAGATACCGGTCTGCCAGTCCGTAATGACTGGGTGCAGGTCGATGGAAAGTGGTACTGGTTTAATGCTGCCGGAATTATGGTTACTAATACCTGGTATCAGTATGACAGCGCATGGTATTACCTGGGGAATGACGGGGCTATGTGTAAATCTCAGTTTGTTGCAGATTCCGGAAAGATTTATGCCGTGGACGCTGATGGAAAAATGGTCACAGGGGAGATATTGGTTTCTTCGCTGAGTGACGGGGCGCTGGAGTATAAGGGGCTGGCGCAGTAAATTATTTTACTCGGAATTCCGAGCAGACACACATGAAAAAGGCGGATTCAGAATACCAGATATCCGCCTTTTTCATGCAATGTTTAAGGGCAGTATTATATATTATACAACGGTATAATCTGCATCATTGCTGGTAAAGGCTGCTGCCGTCAGTCCAAAATTAATGCTCTGATCGATTGTCAGATCTGTGGCAGGATTAATTCCGTTCTTTTTCAGGATATATTCAAATACCAT